GACCGATCGCCTGTATTGGTTGCTGCCGACCGATAGCCTGTATTGGTCGCTACCGAACAATCGCCTGTATTAGTCGCTGCCGACTGATAGCCTGTATTGGTTGCTGCCGACCGATAGCCTGTATTGGTCGCTACCGAACAATCGCCTGTATTGGTTGCTGCCGACCGATAGCCTGTATTGGTCGCTGCCGACTGATAGCCTGTATTGGTTGCTGCCGACCGATAGCCTGTATTGGTCGCTACCGAACAATCGCCTGTATTAGTCGCTGCCGACTGATAGCCTGTATTGGACACCTTGGCAGCATCCCAATCAACTTTACCTTTTATCCATTCAACGGCTTTTTTTACCATTTCCGGTAAGTTAATTTCGGTTTCGATCGTGATTTTTGCAGATGCAATTTTTGTATCATCACTATCTTTTGATGTTTCGCCGCTCATTTTAACTACAGCAAATTTACTTACCGCTGGACTGTAATAGCTAAGCACATCAAGCGGGTATTCGCAGGCGTGAAATCCACTCTTACAAGCCTTAACATTACCTTTATGTACATACGTTTTGCCTATCTCATACTGATAACCTATACAAGTCCAGTCTTGCTTAAACCCTTTATAAGCTATAATTTCTTTGTTTTCTTCGACCATTTTTTGCCTCTAAAATTTAGATAATAAAAAAGCCACTATTGGTTAGTGGCTTATCATGTAATTCAAAACGGAATATCATCATCAAACCCATCTTGTTCAGCTGCTGCGCTTAATGGGTCGGGTTTCTTTGGTTTTGGTTGTGATTTACTTTGTGACTTTGGCTCATCTTGGCGACCTCCTAGCATTTGCAAAACATCGCCTTGTATTTCTGTTGTATATCTATCTTGGCCGTTGTTATCTTGCCATTTGCGTGTTCTTAAACGACCTTCTACATAAACTTGAGAGCCTTTCTGTAAATACTGTCCGCAGATTTCAGCTTGGCGGCGATAAAACACAATGCGATGCCATTCGGTTTGAGTTTTTCTCTCTCCGCTGTTTTTATCTGTCCAACTTTCGCTGGTTGCTACGCTGATATTTGCTACTTGTTCGCCATTTGGCATTGTTCTCATTTCAGGGTCATTTCCTAGATGCCCCACAATAATTACTTTATTAATTCCTGCCATATTTACCCCTAATCTTTAAAAATCTTATCAAGTTCACGAAATAACCATTCTTCGGCATCTCTTAAACAGTCACAGGCCATTGCATCTTTGTCTTTTAATGCTTTTTTATAAAAAAGATAAGCTTCTTTTAATCCTTCTAGTTTTTCGTCCATATTTACTCCGTTGATTTATAAGCTTTAAGTGTTTTGATAAATTCGGGAATAAGCTTGTCGAACGCTTTCATTAAATTTTGATCGCGTTGTGCCGTGAATAAATAAAACGGTTGTTTGTAATATTCAGGGCAATAACTTACAAAATCCCATGTCTCATAGCCTGTTACCCAAAGAGCAGATTGCACTTGAATGAGATATTCCTGTGGTACACCGCCCTGGAGTAGGTATTTAATGTGCGTTTTCATCTGAGGACATTTGATTTCAAGCCCTTTGCGTAGATTAGGGATTAATCCATCAGGGCTAATCATTAAATCTTTATCCGCATTAATATACACACCACCAACCTGAACAACTGTATTGCCTGTCTCAAATTCGTAGGCTGCGCGAGCAAATGGTTCTAATTCATTACCGCGTGCCATATCTTCTGATTTATAGTTTTCTTTTAAGCCTTCAACGCTTTCAGCAATGAGTTCGGCAAGATAGGGGAGATAGCTCCCCGATTTTTTACCCGTTGGCGTGACTATGTTTGAAATGCCAGTAGCGGTGGGAATGCCACATCGTGCGGCAAGCCATTCCTCTGTCCCTTGTTCACAATCGAGTGTGATGAGTCCATCTAACATATCGGTACATCCTCACCAAGTTGTTCATCTTGAGCTTGCTGTTTATCAAGTTTAGTTAGGAGTTTTTCAATCACATGTTTGGCATTTGCTTTTGTTACCTTTTCAAGACTTGGTGCACGACCAGCTGCCGCTAATAGTTGAGTCATATTTGATTGAGTGACTTCAACTAACTGCGTGATTTGCTCGATTTGTTCTTGTGTGATGAGCTCTACTGCTTGAGTTTCAAGCACAGTCGGTTGCGGTGTAACGTTAATTGGATCTTTTGTTTCTACAATTCGTTCCGCTTCATCTTGATCGTAAATGCCAGTAAAGCCAAAAGCCAAACGCGCGCACTGGATCATAGCCTTGTGTCGTAACATTCGTTTAGGGTGAGATTTCCACGGCTGTGTGTTTCGGCTACATTCCGCCATATATTCAGTCACGATAATTGGACGAGAGCGGTCTTTGCGGTAGATTGTGCAAGTGCAGCTATCGCCTTTTTCGCTAAAAGAAAAATCCATCCCATCGTATTGCGGATGCTCATTCATAATTCTCGCCCAGCCGTCCACACCCACAATCGGTACAATACCGCCATTATTGGGGAAAGCGTAAACTTCATTAGTCCAGGGATTTAAACCATATTGATTCGCTACAACCAAAAGTGCGGTCATTTGGTCTTGAGAAACTTTCTGACCACGGAAAGCCGTGTTCGTTAGTACATCGGTTAAGCCAGTGCCGTCCCCCATATCAAAACGATCTGCTAGTTTATTTGTTAGAGTTTGAAGTGCGGTTGCCATTTTATTTCTCCTCTTTTGCTTTATTGAGCTTAACTGCATCACCGAATCGTTCTTTTAGCCCACGAGCTATTGCGATAGCTTGTGATTTGGTAATTTGATTTAATCGAATGGAAATGATGAAATCTTGCAGCGGCTCATCAGAAAGTGCGGCCAAATTTTCTTGCGTTTTCTCTACCGCACTTTCAGTCTCGGCTTCTTCCTTTTTTGCTTTTTCAGCTTCTGCTTGTGCTTCTGCTTGTGCTTCTGCTTGTGCTTGTGCTTGTGCAATTCGAGCTTGTTCGCGCTGTTCTTCCATTTCAATACGTTCTTCTACGATTGGTTTTAAATCGCAGTTGCTTGTGATTAGCTCTAACCAATCTTTGAAAAGGTGTTCGTGCGATACTGGTAAGAATTTTTTTCTTGCGATTAATCGGGCAGATTCTTGAGCGAGTTCAGCAAGGATTAAATTTTCCTCCGTTTGTACCGCTTTAGTGAGTGTTGCCAACGTGCTACGGCGAGCGGTGGCGTTGTGCAAACGTTTGAGTAAGTTCTGTTTCGGCATTGTACTCTCAAGTGCAATTGATATATCGCTTTCGTAGCCATACCGCACTTTACTGATGTTTTCAAAAGCCGTGTTTACGATGTTTTCTTTAATTTCTGATTCTTTTAATTTAACCAGCTTGTCACGTGCCAAGCGCTCTTGTCTAAACCGCTCCGCAATGTTTTCAGCAGAGGTTATTAATGCCGCAATCTCACCGCTTTGTGCCGACTTAATCGCCGCACGGATTTTATCTTCAACCTCTTTTAAAGTTTTGACTTCTTCTTTTGCTGCTGCAAAATCTTCATCGGTTTCAAATTTAACGGTGAGAGTTGATAAAAATTGATCGGCTTGCTTTTCAAAGTCGATGATATTGGTTGAAAGCACACGGCTTTCGGTGGAGAGAATTAAATCGAACATTTTTCTTTTCCTAACTAGATTTATTAAATATCTGGGTCATAATCATTCATTCTTGCGTGCAATTCACGCTCGGCAATTTTCTTAATCGCTTCTTGTCGATAGGGTTCATAACTTGCACCACTGCCAATGGCAAGCCAGAAATTATCGTTATCGCACAGCATTTCTGTGAGTTCGTGATAATGCGTTTGGTCGCCTTGTTTTAAATCATTGTCGATTTCCGTGGCGACTTCATCTAAGGCGATTTCATAGCCTGCTTGCCAATCCACTTTACGTTGGTGTGCAGCATCGAGTTGATAGTAGTAATCATCGGAAGGTTTCATTGTTTACTCCAAGTGCGGTTAATTTCTTCTTGTTTTTGTGCGGTGTAAGCCTGCAGTTCTTTTTCTGCGGCCAGTGTAAGATTAGGCGGTAAACATGCGCCGTTTTCATATACGCCACCTTTCAGTTCACACTGTGTTTCAGCTTGGATTTGTTGGCTTAATTCGTTGTCGTGCCAGTCGGTGGGGTTGGCATTGGCGTGTAGGCTAATTCCGCCTATAATCAGGGCAATAATCAAGGCGGCGAGAAAATAGCAGATTCTGTTTAGCCATTTTTCACTGCCTTTCATAAACGCGGTGAAGCTGTTTTTTTCTTGGAAGAATGCGGATTTTGAGCGTTTCATTTTGGGTTTCCTTGAATTTTGGGTAAAAAAATACCGCACTGAGTGCGGCGTTAGATTTTGAAAAATTCCATTTTCTTTGGGTTAAAATGGCGTATGCATTTTAGTATGCGCCAATTTGTCATTTGATCAAATTTAAAACCACTTGTAATTCGTTCAATGATTTTATGCATATCACGAATTGTGGGGCGATATTCATAGGCTTGGTCATAAATTGACGGCGCATAACTTGAGCCTATTTTTTCCATTGCCGGATAGAGTGCTTGGAAGGTTTCCATATTACGCATAAGCACAAACCACGCCCACGCCATTGTTTGCAATTCGTGTTCGGTAAATTCAAACGTAAATGTTGTCGGTTCCTGCGTGGCAATATTGGGGGATTGATTTTCTTCCATATCTTTCTCTTTTTTACGTTGATTTATGCCTTCTTTGAGTTTTACAAAGGCGGAAAAGGTGGGTTTAATTTCATCATTGAGTTGGTGATACTGTAATTTCTTTCGCCAAGCCATTTCAACACGTGAAATTAATTCGAGATTTTCAAGGGTGCAATTTCTTGAATTGCCGTCTTTGTAATCAATAATATGTCCACGCGGAATTTTTCTACCGGCTTTGCGCCAGAGATAATGCGATTTCCGTTCATAACGTTTAATGCTTGCTTTTATTAACCAACATTTTGCATTTTTACAATATCGCTCAAAGCCAATCGGTTTTAAATTTTCACCTTTCTCAAATCGACCGCTTCGTCCGGTTAGCCATTGTCTCTTCACGCGCAAAACCGTTAACGCGTGTGGATTAAATGGTTTATTGAAATAAACTTCCATTTTTTGAGCCAAGATTCTTTCATTTAACGTGCAATTCGCTTTAATGAACGCAAGTTCTTCTTTGCTGTAACGATTGGCATGCTTAAGGCTGGGAATATTGTGTTTCTTTTTTAATTTATAGAAAACATTACGATTTATTAATAAATCAAACTGTTGCTGAAACAATTTAATTAGATCAGATGGCTTTTTATCCCAATGTAAGCGAATAAACGCAATATGCTCATCGGTGAATTTAAATCGTTCCGCATTAGAGGTCATCGCCTTGCGCCTTAGATATTCTTAGAAAATCAGGGGATTCTCTTTCAATTTGACGATTTTCAAACAATGTCATTGCTTTAAGCGAAATCGCATTACTTGCGATAATATTTGCCGCAATGCCTGATACGGCATTGGCACGTTTAATTTCTCGATTAAGTTCTTCATCGGTTAAGTCTTCATCAAGCAGTTTTTCTAACTGGGAAAATAAATGATTGTTTAAGTCTGTGATTTTATTTTTCATTTTAAACACCCTTAAAAAAAACGCCCTTTCGAGCGGTAACTGGAGTAGTGAAATCAGTCTATGCTGATTTTGTCTAGATAGGGCGCCTTTCTTTATGCTTGTAAGGCTCAGCTGAGGTTATCGTATTAATTCTCTCACACCCAGTCTGCGCTTCTGCACGGCTCTTACGGTGTTTACCGTGGTTTTACCTTTGCAGCAGTGGTAGTTGGCGATGTCGATAAATTGCTCTTTTTGGCGGTTGGCTGCAAATTTAATTGCGCGATCCGCCGCACTTTCTTTTACCGCCATTTTTTCAAAAAAAGCATTAATGAGGCGTTGTTTGGCGAACATTCTTTCTAATCTGCCCGCTTTACCACGTTGTAAGATTTCGCCTTTTTCGGTGAATTTGCGTGAACCTGCATCACGCTTTACGATGATAGTTGCCATAGTTGGCTCCTTGTTTGTGTACCATTTTTAACCGCGCTTTAATGTGATAATGCGCTTAATTTGTCAGATTCCGCAACGCTGTCGCCGTCAAATCGATTTCGGCTGCATTAAGAGAAAAGTGCGGTTAAAAATGGTGTTGTCTTGATTGCCTCAGCCCCACGCGTTCAAGCTACGCATTATTCCCAATGTTGATGTTGGTTCGTGGGTGATTCGATTTGTTAAAGAGCAATTAAAATTTTTATTCAAGACCTTCTCAAAGGGCTTAGTAAAAACTTTAGGCGATAAACTTAAGTGACTGTTCTTATTTTTCTTCTTCTTTTATTCAATCCCACTGCCGTCTCGGCTTATCTCTCGGCTTACGCCTGCTATTGCGGTGGGTAAATTTTTAAATATGTGCTACAACTTGTTTTGACGCTACTTCAACTTCATCCATAATCAGATTTCTGAAATCTTCATTAGTCATAAACAAATCTGCTAAGGCTTCTAAGGCTTTTCCTGTTTTCTCTGCGTAACGCTCTAACACTTCGGTAATGAAAAAGGCTTTTAATTCTGCTGGGCTATTAATGTTCATTTTAGATTCCTTATGGGTGTTTGTTTTGATGTGTGTATGGTAATAGAAAACTATTTATAAGTAAACTATTATTTTAATATTTTTTTAATTTATTTCCTTTAGGCAATAAAAAAGCCCGCGATTGCGGGCTGGGTGGGTTGTGTATTGCGTTATTTTTTCTTCACTCTAAAATTTTCATCATCTTGACAATACTCAAGGCAATCACGAATGATACCGCTCAATCTTAAGATGTTTTCAGGGCAATCTATAATAATTTGGCTGCCTGAGATTTCCAAACCGGCGCGCACGATCTCCTTTCTGTTCTCGTCATTTAGCTCTATAGGAATTACAATCGATGGGCGTTGCTTGTTATCGTAATAACGTAAGATCCAGCGGTTCGTTTTTCCTTGATACAAAATGCTGAAATAACTTTCAGTGTCTTTGGCGATCAGTTCAACTTCTTCGCCTAGAATTAATGAAACATATTCAGATAATAATCGCTCAGTATAGGTTGTCACGATTTTACTATTGTTAGGATCGACGACAGGCGCGGTTTCATCAATCATCTCCGATGCAGGTTCTTCCAACTGCTCTATTACCGGCTGCTTGGATAAGCCTGATACAACCATTTCGCTCACAGCTTTCTCAACTGCCTGCTTCACGATTGGGGTAATGGATTCAATAAAACGCTGGTTAAGCTGGCGTCCAATATTGGAACGACTGGCAATATATCGAACAAAATCGCTATCTACATCTTTTAGAGACGATGAAATAACCTTAGTGAAAGCGGAAAGATAAACACTTTCTTCCGCTAATGTGCGGAGTGCTTCTGGTTGAAACTTATCGTGGCAGAATTGCGCTAGTTGTGGGATTTTAGTTTCATCAAGACTGCTAAAGTTTATGCGTAAAAATGGCGTACTATCCATTATATTTTTATCTTTCAAGTCAGTGAAAAATCGCCATTCTTTGCCATTGGTAATTGCTGCAACGGCTACTTCAGGGGTTGCATTAAAATAACGCGCGAGCTGTGGTGCGTGATTGCTTAAGTCTTCATTGTAGGATTTTGCTTCAATAAACATTACCGGCAAGTTATGACAAAATAGCGCGTAATCCACTCGTTCACCATTTCTTGCGCCGACAAAATCTGCAGTATATTCCGCTTTTACTTTAGTTGGATCGTATGATGTAAAGCCTAATATATCCAAGAATGGAAGAATTAATGCTTGCTTGGTAGTTTCTTCGGTTGTGCAATGTGGCCCAGCGCGTAATACGTGTTGGGCGTGAGATAGGATTTTATCTTTTAAAATGGCATCAGTCATAATACATTCCTTATTGATTATTTCGCTGATCTTTTGGGGTGTAGTGGAAATCTAAATATTCGGCTAATGGTTTAAGTTCAGGGATAAAATCATTATTCTCAGCCGCATCTTCAATTGCTTTTTCTTTTTTCTTATCTACGCCCTTATCAAGGCAATCAGATGTAATTTTTTTACTGCATTTGCTAAATCCATTGGTTATATACGCTCGTCGTGCGACGATATATACGATCTTATTTAAAAATACTTTTGATGTATCTACGCCTTTTGTTAAAAGGTTATTATAATCTGTGAGATATTGATCTGTAATGGATTTGATGACATCGGCGCGGAATTGGCAATTGTCTAGCATTGGTGTTCCCGCCACTTCTCCGGCACCTTCACAAACTAAATTTACTTTATCGCTTTTATTTAAATCGATCACTTTATTGTAAGCAGATTTTTTAAATTTTGCTTGTGTCGCGTTGAAGTTAAATTCATTTTTTGATTTAAATACAATATACGGGTGATCGAATAAATCCGTCTCAATGCTACCTATCGTGCCTGAAACTATCAAATTTTTGCCTTTGAATTTTTTGTTGGCTCGAGCTTCATTTTTATCATATTCCTTTTCTAATTCAGATATGGTGGTAAATACGTAATCACCATATTTATAAGCAGTTTTCCCACCTTGAAAGTAGACATCTATTTCTTCCTTGATCACTAATTTCATTAATTCAATTTCTTGTGGATTTGGATTGTAGATTTTATCTTCGGCAAGCGTTGAAAAGGGTAATGCAACTAAGATTAGCGAGGATAGCACAGCTTTTTTCATTTTAGTTTCCTTGATGTTAGCGAGAGATTTTTGGCATATTACACAATAGGTGGGGATCATTCAGTGATATAGATCACATTTTAGAAACCAAACGCCTACCGAAGCAGACGTTTGATGAAAGTTTAAGCGAGAAAAATACACTTATTTTGCGTTAGAAGTAGTTTTAGAGATTGATGTGCGGCGTAAAGATAAGATTTTATCGTCGGTACACTTACGCCCATTTCCCGCCCTACATTACCTTGCGATAAATTGCTAACATATCTCAGCATAAACACTTGATATAACTCTGGTGTGACGTTGCGCATAATAAGTGTTGCGTCGTGAATGCGCATTGCGGTTTCATCATCCAACATCGGGATGCCGTGATCGGGTGTGGCTTTGCGTAAAAAAGGCTGAATTGCGGGATAGTTAATTCCCACGCCTTCACGCGCCCATTTGCCATAACGGCGAGCAGTTAATTTAATATCTAAGATGTGTTTGGTCTGCATATTATCCCTTTCTTTTTTCTATTAATCGGCATTTTTTGTTAAAAATCTGTTTGATGCGCCGTAAGTCATCGGGGGAATAATGCCGTGGGCGGTTGTCAGCTTCAATTTGTTCGACTTTTTCGCTACCTAATCGATCTAGCAAGCCTAGGCGATATTGCTGTACATTGCCGCCATAGTAGCGGTTGCATTTTTTACATTGACCGTGGATATTGAGCGTGTAAAAGCGTAAGTGTGGCGCAGCACCGCGTGAGCGATAATGCCCAGCATCAAATCCGCCGCCTAACTGATCTGCTACTAAGGGCGTGCCGCAGGAGATGCATTCTTTGCCCATATCGCGCAGGCGGATATATTTATTTACTGCCGCTTGCGCTTCCTTGGTCAATTCGTGCTTGGTTTTGTTTTTCTCTTTAAGTGCGGTCATTTTTTTGCGGTTTTCGATTCGCGCCTGTTTGTCTTTTTTCTCGCGTGCCTTGCGGGTCTGTTCGCGCGAAAGTTTAATAGCGCATTCTGGCGAACAGACCTTTTGCAGACTTGAAACGGTTTTTATAAAGTAGTTTCCGCACATTTTGCATTTATATTCTTTAGCCATTATCCAAACACCATCTGAAAAATTACCCAAACTGCCACAATCCAAAGCACGATTTTTAACTCTAAAATCTCGTCATCGTTTAATTTCATTTTCATCCTTTACTTGTGTGTATACTTGTGTATAATTTATCGTGATTAAGACGACAAGGAGGAAGCATGCGATCCAGCGACTTAATCAAGGAACTTAAAAGTGCAGGTTGTACTTTTGTCAGGCACGGTAAAGGCGATCATCAAATCTGGCAATCGCCCATCACAGGGAAGACGTTCCCCGTACCGCATCCAAAACAACACGTACCCATCGGCACATTAAGATCCATCAAAAAATCGGCAGGGCTTCTATAGCTCTGCCGAGCTAACCCACAAGGAGCGACTATGTTATTCACTATCGGCATTGAAACCCCAACAAACGAAAATGAAGCCTACGGCATTACGGTGCCAGCATTATTTACTGAAGAATATTCCTGCTTTAGTGCCGCTGATACCCTTGAGGAAATCCCAACGCAGGTGACTGATGCCATTCATTCCATCTTAGAAATGATGTTTGAAGACGGAATAGACATCAACGCGCTTCAAGACAAAGGCTATCGTCACTACCAAACGCAAGAAGATTTCAACTATTGCGATACTTGGCTGTTGCTTGATGTAGATATTTCCGCATATCAAGGCAAACGCCACCGTATTAATATCAGCTTGCCTGAATACCTTATCAAACGCATTGATAGCCGTGTGGCAAGCAACCCAATCTACAAAGACCGCAGCCACTTTTTAGCGATTGCCTCACAAAAAGAGCTACGGCAATAATTACCCAAAAAACGCATACAACTGATTTAACGTATTTTCATCGGTTGTATCGTTAAAAATATGCTTGATTGCTGCACTAATTAACGCCTTGTAACAGCTTTCAAACTCCGCTTGCTCCATGTTTCCATAACTCAAGGATTGCGCCTCAATCCGCAAATCACCTTTAATGTTGTATGTAGATTCGTAAAACCCCGCCAATACCGTTAGATGCTTGCGAAAGGTGTCAAATTGCTTGCGTTCATCAAAATGTTCCCATTCTGTTTTATCTGCAGCCCAATGGTTAAAACAGAACTTAAAAAAAGCGAATACCTTACGATGAAAAGCGGGATTACGTGTACGGATGATTTCAATTTCATACTGCTCGCCATTTTTTAATGATTTCAATTCTTCTGATTCCAGCTCATCAAGTGGTGCAAGCACACCGCCTTGTAACTTAATCACCTGAATTTTTAATCGCCCTTCAGTTCGTTTCCCGTGCGCCTTTTTAATATCATCAACACTACAAGCCATTAACCTATTTCTCCATGCGGATATACCCACCAACCTTTTTCATCATTGGAATAATCATTCCCGATACTCCACACCACGTGCCCACGCATACGCATCTTCATAGGTTTTAAAGCGTTTTCGCACGCGAGAAATCTGCACCATTTCACCATTAACACGTTGCAGCACCCGCACATCTCCACGAAAGCAATCGTGCCGTTTATGTTTAATACCGTGGCGAAAGCCTTTTGTTGATCCGTCGTGATACGCGCTACGGTGAATATAAAAATCTTTCATCATTTGCCCCAGCCAAATAAAAATCGATTTGATTTTTTCTCTTCCTGAATCAATGCACAGACTTCATCGCAGAATTTTTCAAATTCTTCACGTGGCCAGCCTTCTAAATCAAATACCAAACGGCTAAATTGAACTTGAGTTCTCACTTGCTCTTTTAATTGAGCTTGCGACATCAACTCTAATTTCATTGGATCGATTTTTTCTTTCGGTGGTTCGGGTGGCGATATCGTGTCCCATTTATCAGAATCAATTAGCCATTCATCAGCGTTAATTATTTTATTCGTGGCACAGTCATACAACTCACGGTATGTCTTGTTGTTCGACTTAGTTTTATCAACCACCAAGAAAAGCACCGAAATAGGCGTATCTTCAAAAGCGTTTTGAATCAAATTCAACTCGACTAATTGATTCCCAATAACTTCACGGAGTGTTTTTTCGGTGTTTCGATAGGCAATACCTGGAAACATAATGAAAAACCCAAAACGATACGCATTGGCTAATCCTTTCAGCATAAAAACATCATCAAGCACACCTGATTTTTTCCACGGAAAATCCGCTTGAATAGCCGCTTTTTCTTCTTCGGCAAGTTCTTTAAATTTAAGTGAGAATGGTGGATTCATCACTACACAATCACTTTTTGGCTCACTTTGATATAAGAAAAAACTCGTGTTATGAATCTCAGCATCTGGATAATTATTGGCTAATGCTGCGCATGATTCCGATTGAATTTCTACTGCAATAAACTTACTTGGTTGAATGAATTGCTCAAGCTGTCCACTGCCTGCTGCACCATCAAAAACACTTGGATTTTTACCTAAGTATTTCTCGACTTTCCCAGCCAAATATCGGCGTAAAGATTCACCTGTGATGTACTCAGCAAACTTATTCGCTTTCTTGCGATTATTATGTTCTTCAAAACTCATTTTTTATACTCCACACCTAAATCTTCTAACCCAAAATAACCGCAAGATTTTGTTCGATTTACTGCGCTGTATTTACTTACCTGCGGAAACGGTATCGGCTCAATTAAGTTACCGTTACAGCGAAAACGATCGTCATCCCATTCGCTACTCGATATAAAATAATCTGGCGTATAAAAATCCTCTAATTCCGCACCGCACTTCGGGCATTTGTAGCTTGTCATTGCAACGCCCCTTTCATCGTTGCCATCAAGCTATCGCGCGCCTTATCAGCTTTCGCTTTATCGTAAAAACTTGGTTTTACTGGAATCATCTTTGGAATATCCTCAAAAGGAAAATTCGACCGCACTTTTTCTGCCGCTTCTGTGAGTAATTTCGGAATAGCTTTCAACGTGTCCTCTTCCGATTTTTTCTTGCACTTTTCGTACAGATTTTTAAGCAACCAAAATTCCACTTTTGAACGATATTGAAATTCATTCCGATTGAATCGGGCATAGCCTAAGAAAGTGTTATAACGTTGGTATAATTCCGCTTCGTTCGGTAAACCCAGTGCGTGATAGTCGTAGGCTTTGCACCAATAAACAAACAACCCTACGCTAGGTAAAAATTTATCAAGCGATTTTTCCGCTTCACAAATCCCGTTCTCCAACTGAGGTCTCGTAATTTTTTCTCGTGCCAACACACGCAACCAAGTTTTTTTAGCAGAGAGATAATCCGCTTCGGTTTCAAAGGCTGCACGCCAACCAGGAAAAATTGATTTAAGCTCGTTAAAGAGCCAGTTAATCGTCTCTTCCGCACGCTGTGCTCGTTCTCGCGGGAGCGTGTTAATTTGGTTTTCTGTTATGGAATTTGCCATTGCGTACCGTCCACTGTGAAATTCATTCCTGCAGACCAGCCTGTCTGCGTATCGTCAAATTTGGGTTTGTTGGGGTGTGATTGCCCTAAGTGCGGTAAATTTGGTCGCAGTTTCTCATCACGCCAATCCCACGATGCGTTAAATCCCTGCCAGTTGCGTTCGATGCAAATTTCCACCGCTTCACAAATCGAAATCCCAGCCTTGTCCGCCTGTTTTTGCAGACGGTTTAGCTGTGTTTGATTAATTACGCCCTTTTTGGCTTTGCGGTGTGCGATAAAATCTTTCGCCAGTTGTTCTGTTATGCCAAACCGCTCAAGCAAAATTTCGGATTCGCTTTTTTGCGTAGTTTTTTTAGGTTCATTGACTGGTTCTAAAGAGTGACTGGTTCTGGGTGAAATATTTTCACTACCCCCTGGTGCAAAATTTTCACTACCTTGTTCAAGGTGTAAAAAGTATAAATTTGAGATGGAACCATCTTTATTTTTACGTTCTTTTTTGCTTACTAATCCCATTTTGATTAAATATTCAATGTGATTGATTGCACTACGTCGGGTCATCTCGCATTTATCGGCAATGTATTGATAACTTGGGAAACAAATTCCATCATCATTGGCATTATCAGCGAGTTTTAAAAGCACAAGTTTTCTAGCAGGATTACCAACTTTACAATTCATTGCTTGAACCATTAATCGCATACTCATAGCATCAACTCCGAAGCATAACGTGACGCAATAAATTCAATGCCTTTGCTTGTTACACGTGTCTGTGTGTAATTGTGACCGTGTTCAGCGGTGCCTGTTTTAACCGTAAAAAGATCTTTGGTGTGCGCCGATTGATAAGGCAAAAGCACGCCCGATTGACGATACAAATATTTATCTTCCACCAAGCGATTGACTAATGCGCGCTCAGGCATTTTTAAAATCTTCGCCGTCTCACGAAATGATTTACTCGTCCCTACTTCCACATAGTGATCAACAAAAGCGACTTTAGGCGCATTACGCTCTTTTTCTGCTTGTAACTGAGCGGCTAACATCAACGCCTCAGAAAAAGATTGCGGAATAAGTGCGGTTGGTTTTTGGTTTAACTCACCTTTCACCGCCTTATCAAAAGTTTCATAAACTTTTACTTCAAATTCAGGGCTAATCCAGGCTGCATATTTGTAAACGATTTTCTCGTTTGCATAGCAACCTTGATTCATTCCGCCGTTGATGATTTCTAAAGCAGAATGCATATTTGCATTGTGGCTATCCAATACTTGAACAAAGTCTTTTGTGCCTTTTAATCGTAAGAATTGACTCGGTGCATGAATCGGATTTCCACCACTTGCACGATGTAAATCATTTAAGCAAAACCGCCCTTGTTCATCTTGGCGAATTTGTGTATCATAAAGCTGTATTTGATTTTGCATAAAATCTCCATAGTTGAACCACGGTTGCCGCCGTGGTTTTTTATTGCCGTTTATTTAGCGAGATCACGCACTCGATTGAGTGTTGTGTTGTTGCTAAATGCTTGTTTAATAATTTGCGGATCGTGTCTTCTTCATCGCTTGTGATTTCACCGTCTGCCAGCGCTTTTTCTAACGCCTCAAACAACAATCCACGCGCGGACAGTTCACGCAGTTGCAAGGTTGAGATTTCTACCGAGTCCAATTCGCTCGCTACTGGTGCCGGTACAAAATGGCCACCAGCACTTCGGCAAAGCTCCTCGATAAAATCAGTACAGCCATACTCAAGCTGCAATGCGATCAATTCTTCGTTTTTAAAACGTTGACCTTTTGTGTGATACAAGCGGTTATTCAGCTCAGCCTCTGAAAATCCGAGAAACCCTGCAACCGCACTTTTGCCGCCAGGTATCTTCTCAATCATTTCCATAATGACTTTCTTCATTGCCATAATTTTTGCCTTGTTTTTATGGTTTTCTTTTTTCGTGGAAGATTTAGACTTTTTTCAAGTCTTTTGAATAAAGATCCGAATCGACTTTTAACTTACCCTTAGTTAAGTATTGCAATTTATATGCATTTTTTTCAGGGATTACCTTTCCCCATTGGGAAATAGCGGCTGGACTAATATTCAAAACTCTGGCAAGTTTTCTAGAGTTGCCAAAGAATTTAATAACATCATCTTTAAACATAAGATTCCTTAAATGTAATTTAAGATTACTTTAAATCTTATCATTAAAGGAATTTTAATGCAATAAAGGTTAAGATTGCTTAATAAACAAGGAGTAATTAATGAACAATGAAACAATTGGAGAGCGCATTAAGCGTAGAAGAACAGAGTTAAAACTGACACAAAAAGAGTTAGCTAATGCAATTAAAGGTGTCTCAAATGTGGCAATATCCCAATGGGAATCAGATACCACAAAGCCAAATTCTGAAAATATCTTAGACTTATCAACCGTATTGCAATGTGATATTAGCTGGTTATTGCGTGGTAATGGGCAGTCAAATGTATTACCAGCAAGCATTGGTGGAAGTAAAATCCCCTTAATTAGCTATGTTCAAGCAGGAAAATGGTCTGGAATATCATATCTTAAAGAAAGTTGTGGTGATTTTAATTATGTCTTTACAGATCTTGATGTTTCTGAAAATGCTTTTGCGCTTTCTATAATTGGGGATTCTATGGAGCCTGAATTTAAAGAGGAAGATGTCATTATTATTGATCCACAGGTGCAACCTGTTGCAGGAGAATTTGTCGTTGCAGTTAATGGAGATTATGAAGCAACCTTTAAAAAATATCGCCCCCTAGAAATAGATGAATATGGTCGAACTCAATTTGAATTAATTCCTTTAAATTCAGATTACCCTAAAATGTCTAGCTTAAAGCAACAAATATCAATTATAGGAACGATGGTGGAGCATCGAATTTACAGAAGAAAGAGATAAGTTATGGGTAAGGGGATGATTGAAAAAATGAAAACATTGAGTTTAACTTCTAATAGACAAAGAAAAGATTCAACGATAAAAGTTATAAAGAAACGAAAAATTCCTAAAATATTATTGAATGAAATAAATGAATATGCCCCACCAATTCAAGAAGAAATAATAATCCCTAAAGAGATAAAAGATAAAACGCTCACTAAGATAAAAAGAATATATATAAAATCATTTCGCGGGCTAAAGGAAATTGACTTATCTATTGCGGATAACATTACATTAATCGCTGGCAGAAATGGAACTTGTAAATCCACAATACTAGGGATTATTGCACAATGTTTTTCTTTTAATAAAGATTACTCTCAAGTAGATGATCAAGGAAAATTCTTAAATATTCCCTATAAAACATTAACAGGGAAAAAGTTTATATCCTATGCAACGGAACATTTTAGATTATCTGAAAAGTATGATCTTACAGGCACAATGGATATTAACATTGAAGTCTATGATGCAATTAATCAGCTTTATCTAGATAAATTACAGTTACGCCTAACTCAAGAGACGAATAAAAATGGGCAGCTGGTCCCACGTTCTAGACTTAGAAATAACCAAGATACTGACAGAGCGGTAACTCACCCAGTAATTTATCTTGGATTGAAAAGAATGTTTCCTATTTCAGAAAGAAAATATGAAGAAAAAGAAAATGAAAAATTTATTCAGGACAACATCAAAGATTTTTTGAAAGATAATAACAATATACTTGCCAAAAGATCTTCTCAAGTAACTACAACCTTGGGTATAGTAAATTCTATTGTCGCTCATTCTGACAGTTATGATCATCAATCGGTATCAGTGGGAGAAGATAACATTGGCCAGATATTGCAAGCAATTTACTCGTTTAAGAAATTAAAACAGGACATGGGAGATAATTATAAAGGGGGGATTATTTTAATTGATGAACTAGATTCAGCTCTTTTCTGCGCGGTACAAATTAGACTACTTAACTTACTAGAAAAGTACTCGAAAGAACTGCAATTACAGGTAATTATTACATCTCATTCCATTGAGATAATGGAGCGACTTTACAAATCAAGTAAAAGGAAAGAGCAAGAAAATAATTTCAAGGTTCATTATCTAACAAATGCGTATGGAAGAATAAAACTGCTTTCAGATATAGATAAAATGAAAGCGGATATAAAAGACTGCATTCCAGATGAATATCTTTCATCGCCAAAAGGCATAAATGTTTATACCGAAGATCAAGAGGCAAGAGATTTTTTACATAAATTATGTAATGATAGTACCATTAAAAAACAACTTAATATACTTGACGAAATATATATAGGATGTAAAAACTACAAACAATTTATCAAATATAATATTCCAGAGTTTACGAAAAAATCACTTATTATTCTTGATGGAGATAATCGCACAGATGAAGATCTCATCAACAATACAAATGTAGTATGCTTGCCAACAGAACTCCCCCCCGATCAGTTACTATTCGAGTACTTACTAAATAAAGATGAAGAAGATTCGTTTTGGGAAATGAATGAAATACCCAAATCAACGATCATCTCATTGCAGACTTCATTAGATATCACAATGAGATTAGATATTGATACAGGGGAAAAATTTGATTTAGTTCAAGTCATTAATGAATATAGAGAATCCGATGTAGTAAAAGAAAAGCCTCCGCTTAGAAAGCTATTTAAGAAATGGTATCAATCTCCAGAAATCCAGCATCTTATCAAAAATAAGTCACTATACGAAAACTGGCTGCAAAATAATCCACAATATGTGACATCCTTTCTGAATTCTCTCCAAACCGCACTTCAATACACTCAAAAATACGCATAAATCAAAGCCACAAAGTGGCTTTTTGTCCATGTAATTAAGTTCACTTAAATGAAATAATAAAAAATCTTAAATTTTTGTTGCTTATTAGTTTAAGATAACTTAAAATCAATGTCATCAAAACGAGATACACAATCTCGATGCTCTTTAAAAATTGTGATGAAAAAAGCCCCTTTCGGAGCTTTATGGTTAAGTGAGGATTTCAACCTGAGTTGATTGATTTGTAGATTTAACCAAATCAATAGCGTGTAAGCAATCAGTGTAGTTTTTATAGCCTTCCCCGCTATCTGCAATGATTTTACCGTTATCCGCTTTTAGACGCCATCGCCATTCAATGCGAGAGTCCACATAAGTTTCAAATTTCATAAGGGGTTCCTCAATGAAAAAGTATTTATTCCATTATTACTTCCAAGGCGCCAAATGGGCATGCGATGTTTACGCAAATAACCCGGAAGAAGCCAAAGAAAAAATAAAGGCAATGTCCCAAGCAATATATGACGGCGAATTAAAATGTGAAATACAAATTCCAGAAAATCCGCTTTCAAAAATAGCAAGGTTGATTGCAATAATAACTAAAAATATTCGTTAAGTAAGTGACTATCATCACAATTTTAGACAATTTGGATAAAAAAACACACTCGTGAAATGCCATTTGTGAAAATCGCCAGTTGCAGATTAAAAGCCCTGCACCAATGAGTGTGAGATATTGCGGTAATGACAAACGAAGCCAGTCGGTGGGAAAAGCTAAACGCAATATCACATTTCAAAACACATTTGCTAGTACAGAGACACAACGGCATGTGAAACCGTTGCGAATGATAGATGAAGTGTGTTTTGAAATGGCAAAACCACTACAACACTTATTTAAATAGGAGAAATAAAAATGGCAAAAACAAACGTACACGAGTTTCTTGAAGAGCTTGACGCTGGGATCTTTGAAAATAAACTCGCCACAGCTCTTTCAGAGGTTGCATTAGGTGTTTTAAATAATGACAAGCAAGGCACAGTGAAGGTTGAGTTTACATTAAAGAGAATGGATAGCGATAATCCATCTGTTCAAATTCAACACAAGCTAAGCTATATCAAACCTACAAAACGCGGGAAATCTTCCGAAGAGGATACTACTGCGACACCAATGTACGTACATAAAGGTGGTGCACTTTATGCAACGCCTGAAAAACCAGAGCCAACACCAAATGGCACTTTAAAAATTGTAAAAGCAGCATAGGAGCTTTAAATGAACGAAAATTTACAACAACTTAAAGAACTTGTTTTATCTAGTGTTCACGTAGGAAAAAGCGATTATCCAATCGCTATCCTGCCAAGTGATATGAAAATCCATTCATTGGAATCACAAAATCAATTCCGCAATCAATTTCGTGCCGTATTTTCAACATATAACTTTGATAGTTTTACTGCTTATGCCGCACAGTATCAGCAAGAAAATGCTCAATGTTTTATTGATGAAAAAAATCTTGGTGCAGAAATTGTCTTTGATATTGGCTCTCTCAAACAACCGCTTCACGCCAATCATCGCGCACTTTTAAATATGGAAAAAACGTCGGCATTTAAAGCACTATGTGATTTCCAAGGTAAAAATGTGATCAGCGTGAATTTTCTGAATGGCTTGAAGATTGGCGCGATTTCATCACTGCTTACAGTGAGGATGATGAATTAATGTCATTCACTTCAGCAATTCAAGCGGTGCGTAAAATTACTTTAGATTATGCTAGAAATGAAGAACACGAAGTTGGGGAGTTTGCTGCATCACGTTCAGCGATGGAAAGTGTAGAAGCGAAAAGCAAGTTACAACTACCGAAATATTTTGTGTTTAACACGCACACATACAAGGGCTTAGATAGCCAAGCATTTACGCTTCGCTTATCAATCCTTACGGGTGGTGATAAGCCAATGCTAGTAGCTCGTTTGATTAAAGCAG